AAGACTTATATGTATCAGCAAGACGTAAATGAGCAAGATATTTTTCTTCTTCTGATTCGGTTGTTTTAAGAAAATGTAAGTAACATTGTTCTGCTTCTTTAAAGTGTGAAACTCCAAATTGTGAGTTAGCTAAGTTCCAAAATGAACGGGGGTCGCTTGGTTCATTCTTAACTTGTAATTTGGAAATCTCAACATTTCTTTGAGCGTTTTCTTTTATTCTTGTTTCATTAGAAATATGTAGTCTTTCAATACCCTCAACCATATGAATTTCTACTTGTCGCTTTGGTTGCAAGTCTTCATGTATTGCCCCTATCCATTCAGCGCATCCATCATTCTTGATTATCATTGTCTTACGATGAACAACGACGGGCTTCTTAGTTTCATCCCAGTCATAGAGATACCAAAAACCAAAACCGTCACTGTGTCGGTGAGCTTTAATTGTTTCTCGTAGCTTATCTAGTCCACGCCAGACATCATCTGAATCGCACCACATAATCCAATCATATTTTTTTCCAACTTGTGAGAAGTTAAAATTACGAGCCTTTGAGAAATCATCACACCATTCAAAGTCAGATACATGAGCCTTATATTCACGTGCTACATTTCCAACTGCTGTATTCACTGTTTCTCCTTTCTTATGGGTACGAGTAATAAAAATACCGTCTACATACGGTGATACATTCTCTAAACATCTCTGAAGCAAGAGAGCTTCTTCATTCGTTCCTTTGACAATTAACGCTGCTGCAATTTTCATATTGTATCGGCTAAAGTAAAATCAGGAAACTTGGTCATGAACCAGTTTGAGCCGTCGTGTCCTAACGATCCACCTCGTTTGAACCATGACATTTCTTCCTCTGATAGGTTAATAATTAACATAGTGTGAAGTTCGTCCGGCATTTCAAATGCTCCACGCATATCTGAACCTTCCATGTGGGCAGATGCAAATTTGTCTTTTGCCATTGCTCGTTTCATTTTTACCGCATCTTTGAAAATATCGAATTGAGTTGGATTATCTTTAATCCATTTATTCACTAAAGAGGTAATATGAGTTTTAGCTGAAGTCATGAAAAAAAAGTATATACAAAAAAGCACACCTTTGCAAGTGTGCCATTTTGTTGGATTGTAAACAGTCTAAAAACTGTTCAAAAATCCATACGCAAACCAGTTCGAATCTTGGTTACGAACTTCAAGAGTAAGCGAACCATACACCGCACGAGGCGTATATGCTCCACCTGTCTGAAGGTCGGTCAAGACTGTAGGTTTCTCTAGGAAAGCTACTTTCAATTTCTCCGGTCGGATAGCGAGAACACGCAATGTGGAATCACTTGACTGTTGCACAAATCTATGTTTGTGTAAAGTGAGCGTCCCAAATGCTGTCTCATAGGTGGTGACTGTTTTCACAATACCACGAACATCAGGACTATTTACTACAACATTTGTCTTTGCAGTAAATGAGTCTGTAATGCGCTTACCTATACCTCCAACGAATAGATCGGTTGCTACATCACCATTGGAGTTCGTCCAACAATTCTGCATCAAACCATCCAAAACCGTTGCTGAGAACACTGTACCGGACGTCTGAGCAGTAGTATTGGTCGATTTTGAAATCGCCACGATAATACCATTCATCGCCTGAACTGTGCCAGAGATACCAGAAGCGGCAGTACCACGAACTAGATCAAATTCGACGCCGTTGGTGAACTCCATGAGTCCTTTTGCCAACTGGCGGTCAAGTTCATTCTGTCCATGATAATGCTGTACTGCGATCTGAGGTCGAGTGACACGAATCGGAATAGCTACCTCCTGAACAATGTTGGTCAAAAGCGTTGGTGAAGTTCGAGCAAGATATGTGAAATCTTGTCCTTGTTCAACAGCGATAGACGCAGCTGCTTGCAAAGTGTCCACAGGATAACTGTGAATCATTGCAATCGCATTTGTCTTGCCCAACATAGCGAAGATACCATCTTCACGAGCCGAGATGATTTCAACTGAATCAAGCACAATATCTGTCTTGATGGTTGAATCACCGTATGTCTGAAATACATTTGTCTGAGCCATTATATGTTACGTCTATCTGTTCATGTCCTGATTAAATTGTTTTGCAAACACTAGAGCTACATCTTCTTGGGTTGTCCCTCGAGCATTAGCGGTGGTAATTGCCTCATCAATAACCGTTTTCACTTCAGATAAACGTGCATTAGAAGAGACAACAGATTTACTAGAAACTACTTCGTCTGCTTTCTGCACTTTCTCAAACATACCTGTAAACTCCGGCATTTTCACAACATCGGCTGGGTTTCCGCCTAACTTTTCAATTAAGCTTTCGTATCCCTTATATTGTGGATTCTGCGAGAAAAACAAGTCTCTTTTGAGTGATTGAACGTCGGATTTCAAAGATTCGTCAACATTCGCTGAGGAAGTTGTTTTCAACACCTCTGCAACAATATCGTCCTTACGCTTTCCCACAAAGTCTTTAGTATCTTTTAGAGCCTTGAGAGCAGTGGCGGTATCCTTGAAATCACTGCCGAGATGCTTGTTCAATTCAGCAAGCGTGAGAGCAGATGATTCAACCGTTCCTGCGCCGTCTGCTGGTGTATTAACCGCACCATCAGCTAAGGGTTCTGGACTAAGGTTTTCAGTCATAGATTTATTAAATTATTGTCATTGATAAAAACGACCTGTGAAACCTTGCGGTCTCGCGTAAGAGGTGAATTGATTTCACATCAAACGCGAAACAACTACTTCTCACGAGTGATAAAGGATTCAACACCTTCTTCCACCAACTTGCTTGCATTATTCTCTGCTTGTTCGACGAAACCAAATACATCACCCTTAACCCATGCCATGATAGTTTCTACTGCCATTTTGCGTGCTGCCAATTGAATATTGATGGTTGTTGGGTCTGTCATATCTAGGTTATAGATATTCTGTAAGTCGAGTATTTTTGTCTGGAGCTTGCCATACACAGACTTCCACCCTTCGCCATCTATCATGGACCGTACATGCTCGGCTTCAGTTAAAATTTGTGATGTTTCTTTGTCCAAATTATTTCATTCGATTAATCTTCTTTGCTTGTTTCAACGCACAGTCTGTTTTGCTTTCTTTCTTTTTCTTGTCTTCCTTTTTATCTTCTTTCTTCTCCTCTTTTTTTGTTTCTTTCATAATTATCTAGTTACGGCATTTGTTTGTAATTGTTGCATTTGCTGTGCTTGTGGCATTGGACTTGGAACTGCACCCGGTTGTCCTCCTTGCTGTCCCTGTTGCATCTGTTGAACAGTCGGTGTCTTTGGTTGAGGCAATTGCATCAAATCAAAGGTCTGTTTCACAATCTGATCTGAATATTGTGGAGCAAACTTCAATATGCTCAATAGGTTCTGGACCACTACCGATACATCAATCTTGTCATTCGTCACATACACTTCGGTAAAGAGTTCATCTGTGATGATGTCTTTGACCAACTTCACGAACATATCTCCTTTTTTCATCTTCTCTGCAGCACTATCCATTGCTTTGGCTATTTCCATTTGACTGGGAATATATCCCGCACTGAATGATGCGTCCAAAGCTTCTTGGGCTTTGAACAAGACAACTCTATCGACCAGTTCATGAAATGTATCCTCGTCTGATGTAATACGCACAACTTCACCCGTCGTCATTTCCTTTGCAATGATACGAAGTGCATGTCTATCCATCCAACGCTCAAGGAATGAACCAACTCCGTCTTTAATGAATTCGAAGGCGGATTTTCCATTAGAGTTTTGGATTGAGGCTTCTGTAGCACTCGTATCACCAGGCAGAGGTTCGCCTGTGAGGGGCTGGAAGGCGTTTGTGAGGCGTTGTGAGATAGTATTGATGACTTCCTCGTCTTTATACGAACTCTCTGTTATATCCTGCACAACCATTTGTTCTAGGTCATCAAGATTATTCAATTGAACAACACCATTACTTGGCAAGCGTGCAAGCATTTGTGGAGTAATGCCGGAACCTTTCTTCATCTTGAACAATCCTAACTGTGAGATACGAGAACGATTGATGCGAACATTGAAAATTATGTTTGCGTATATTTGTAATGTGAGAAGTTTCTCGGCAATGCCGCGTCCATACCACCGATTAGGCACACGCGTATACCAACATTCCTCATACGGCTTCAATGCATTACCTTCTTGGTCTACTTTTGTATTTAGTTCAATGAGATGAACTCTTTCTTTTCCTGGACTGTCTATACCGGACACGACAATGTGTCCTTGCACTTCTTCTCTATCATCTCCAGGAATACCAGTAATGAGAGACTTAGGAATCTGTCCCCATAATTCATATACATCCATCAATTTCACATTAGAGTTTACTTGTGTCGCTCGATTCATCCAATATGGGTCTGTTCTTGGCAGTCCTTCAACAAGATTAAACTCTATACCATCAGTATTCATCCATCCATTCATAGCTTTGATTTCGTCGGGGAACATGAGGGAACGCTCTGTAAAGCGATAAGCTTCTTGAATACTTGGCGTCGTCGGATCAATGTAAATGTTTAAGAGGTCTACGAGTTGCACTTTCAATTTGCCTTCTTCTTCGTAGGTCTTCCATACTGCTGTACCGTCAATAGCTAACGCTCGTTCAAAGTCATGAAGCTTCTGCGTAAAGTATATCTTTGACAACTTATCTTTCACTGCGGCACGAGTAATGTCTGTAATTCCATATCCATCAGGACTTTTAGCTCTGAAATTAATATCCTTTTGGTCAAGGTCTATATTCGTCGTCACTGCTTCTACATTGATTTCAGTCAATGGATACCACGTCTTCTCGAGATTTGTGTATGGGTCAATTGGTACATCAAAAATACCGTAATAGTTTTTACGGCAGATACGAATAAGTTGTCGCATCTTGAATGAGACACGATCTGTCACAAATGCTGTCGCTACTTCCCAACGTTGTTTTTCTCCACGGACAATAGAAATAGCTCGTGCGTTAATGTCTCCATTACTCCAACCAATAGGGTCCGAACTTTGAGCGGTTTGCTCTAAGTGAAAATTCTTTGCTTTTTTCATTTCCACTATTGTATTTCATAGGTCTATTTCAAAGCAATACTAATTGTAGTCCGTAGAATACATTGATGCGTTTTCCTCACCTCGTTGTGCAAAGCGTGGATTATGCAAATCCCAGTCAATCGGTATTTGATTGGTTGCACCCCATACTGCAAGGGCTAAACTGAATACTCTATCGTCGTGCATGTTCTCCGGACATCCAACTTTAATCTTATTGAGTGGAGAAAGTGAATATTGAAATGACTCTAATTCTGTCAGTAAACCTTCATCATCTGGTATTTGTATTTTATCTTGTTCCAAAAGCATTGAAAGATTATTCAATAAATCCATGCGAGAACGTTCTGTAAACTTGATAGCGTCATCATCTCCAATATTTAATCCCCTACTTTTCAAATCTTCCACAATCGGATCACCCAATCCTGTGGCATCAATCTTTATACGAGCATTACTGTATTTGCGTGCTGCTACTTCAATGCGTGCTTTTTGTAAGTTCCAGTCAATCTGATTAAATCTATCCTGTGGGTATACTTGGAATGTATTAAGATTAAATGGAGTGATGACAGTGAAGTCTTGATATTTGCCTAAGTCAACACCTACTTGAAACTCTCCATATTCTGGCATATATCCTAATATTTTGTATGTATTGTTTCTAATACGTCTAAAGAATTGTCCGGCTCCTTCTTGGAAGGAACACATATATTCTTGTTCATAGAGAGCTTGAGGAGTATTTCGTTGTATTTCTTTAAGCTCATCAGATGTAAAGACATTCGTGTCTAAGACTGTTTGAATGTCTGAATACCATTCAGTCGGATTTTCTTTTGCCATTTGTAATAGCTTCCAAGAATGGTTTTTACCTTTAGGGGTGAATATGAATGTTGCTGTTCCATGATTTTCTCGTAAAATCGGTTGAATAATTGCTGTCCAAATAGTTTCCGGCATTTCTGAATATTCATCAAAGACTACATCAATAGGATTGATACCTCGATGCTTATCCACGTCTTCACAGCCTGCAAAGCGCATAATGCTTCCATTCTTAAAATAGATAGCTAATTCACTGTCATTTTGTTTCTCTACGATCTCCGGTGGAATATGTTCCTTTACCAGACTATCAAAACAGACAGCTTTTGCTTGTCGGTATGTAGGTAAGAAGTAGTAATATACCCCCTTTGTAATTTGACTTCGTTGTACTTGTTGATTAAGTGCAGTTTTAGATTTACCAGCACGTCTGTGAAAGACAGCAATCTTAAATCTCTGTGGAGATTCCAGTAGGTTCAATTGGTATTGTCGTGGATTGAACTGGAATGGTATGTGTATTTGCCTCATATTTGCTTATTATAACTTGGAATGGTTCTCCATCATCATTTGAAATTGGTGTTGGCACTTTACCATCTGTTCTATCCAATACAATTTCTACAGCTTTTAGATTTCCTTTCTTTGCTTCGTCAATCACTTTTCTGACTATAAGAATATCGTCAGCTTCTTCGTTTCCTTCCGCAATTCTTTTAACAGCTTCTCTGAATAATGTTTGAAATTGTCTACCTTTTTCGCCAGTTGGATTAAGAACAGACCCTTTTAGAAGTTGTCCTTTTTCATTTCGTTGAACCAACTGTCGACTAACTGTAATAGATTCCTGCATAATCTCTATCCTACCACCCTTTACTTTTTTGTAAAGAGGGGTAGTAAGAACCTATGCTGTTGGAGCAGGAACAAATTTCTTTGTTGTTCCATCAGAAAGTAGAATATCTACTTCTGTGTCTGTTGGCGCTACAACTGGAGCAGGAGTAACCGCCGGAGCGTCTACCAATGCCTGTATGTCTGCTACCAATGTTTGTGCTTCAACTAAAATGTCATTGAGTGTTTTCATATGTATACAATTACACCGAGCTAATAATTTCATTAAGACAGTTTCTGTTCCTTTCCTGTTCTTCCTTCTTTGTTGATATCCTTTCGCCCTTCTCCAAATGCACCTCCAAATGAGTCTAGCACAATTCCGGCATTTGTAATTTCTCTTTCTCCAAATGCTTTTCGTTTCAGTTCATCATATCGAGAGATTTCACGATTTTTAAGTGCATTCTGATGTTCTCGGTTTGAACCATGACCATGGAATACTCCTTCTACATCA